CTCGCTCACTGGACGATGAAACCCCAGAGCAGGAGTTCTTTTCTTTATCAGACACACTTGCAGCACCCTTTCGAGGTGTTGAGGGAGGCGTCAAAGGGCTATACGACTTCGCCGACTTTGTGGTAGGCGATATGCTTCCCGACTACGACACACGCTTACTAGGCACCTCCAATACAATGGCGGGTGGTTTCATAGAGGGAATGTCACAGTTCGCTACAGGGTTTGTTCCTGGTATAGGTGTATTAGGGAAAGTAGGCCGTTTAGCTAACGCTAGGAAGTATCTAGGAGCAAACGTCGCTAACAAGATTGCTCGAGGGGGTAAATTGTCTCACCAAGAAGCACGTAAGCTTGCAAAGAATACGAAGTTAAGACGTTTCGGGGATGGCTTAGCGGCAGGGGTAGCAGCAGACTTCTTAATGTTTGATGCACAGGAAGAACGCCTCAGTAACCTGTTGTATCAATACCCAGACTTACAAAACCCAGTCACAGAGTATCTCAAAGCGTCTGACGAAGACGGGGAGATTGAAGGCCGCTTTAAGAACGCCTTAGAGGGAGTCTTTATTGAGGCAGGCGTAGGGGCAATCCTTGCTCCGTTTATCTCTGGGGTGAAAATGATTAAGAACCGTAACAAGAAGATTGCGGAGGGCAAATCACCAGAAGACGCTGTGGATGAGGCGATTGCAGAAGGCAGTGAGGATGCTGTTAAGTTTGATTATGGGAAGCTTGATGATCCCCTGACAGGTATTAGAGGGCAGTCTTCTATGAAATCGACCCCGGAGGAGATGGAGGAATTCATAACAGAGAAGGGACTAACACTAGATGACTTCATTATTGATGAAACTACAGGGCGATTAGATTTCGCTACAGCAGGCGCAGGAGGACGTAAAGCTAGCGCTGAGGATGTATATAATTATATAACAAAAGCGAGTAATGATGACTCTGCTGTAATTGAGCTTAGTAAGTTCCGAGTTGAAGGAGAAACGGGATCTTTAGGGTTTATTGATAGAATCATTTCTTCAATAGATGAAGGAAAAGGGACCTATAACAAAGATACTTTAAATCAGGTTAATCTATTAAAAACATTAAGAGATAGGTTTGGAGATACCTTAGGGAAGGTTGATATAGAAGTAGGAAAAGAAGGAAGGGCGTATTACTCTCCTAATGCTGTGTCCTCACGGAACGAATATAACTCTCGTGTGCACCTTTATGACAATGATAAGTTATCAACAGTAGTTCATGAGTATATCCACTCTCTTTCTACTGATATTATATATAAGAATTTTTACGTTAGGGACGGAAAAGGAAAAGCTGTTAAGGGGACTGCATACTTAAACGAACTAAGAAAACTAGTAAAAACAGGTGAGAATACGAAGGGGGAGCAAGTTCCCACTTCGCTTCGAGAACTGGGAGATCTATACTTAACAGCGGTAGATCGGCTGGGGCAATCAGCACTATTACGTCAGGGAGGTAAGAAAGGGGCTGCCGGAGTTCCTGATGAGGTTATGGGTAAAGGTGCTCAATATGGCCTTGGTAACATCCATGAGTTTATCACACAGGCTTTCATGGACCCTCAGTTCCAAAGAGAACTAGCCTCAATCACAATCACTAAAGGCAAGAAACCTGCGACTGTATACACAAAGTTTAAAGAGTTAATTGCTAAGATACTTGGGTTTAAACCTCAAGAGTCCTCTATGCTCGATGAGGTATTGTCTGTTAGTAATTCAGTATTTAAAGACAACCAAACTTTCAGAATGTCAGGGAAGAACCCTGAGACAGTATCAGGAAAGTATACTCCTATAGATGCCTATGATGAGATTAGTGGTCTTGAACAGATGAGCATGGCGGGGGCAGGTGCTAAGTTTGAAAAGGGCTTAGGGTTCTTGATGAACGCTGCCACTAAGTATAAGGTTAAGATTAACAAAGAGTTTGCGAAGCAAGTTAAAGAACTTAGCGGGACTGACCTTTATCGAGGAGTTTCTGAAGGAAAACTAGAAGAAGCATTTAAAAAGGCAGGGGTATCTTTTGAAGATAGCAAAGCTATGATGCGTGAAGTAGATAAAGTATTTAATAGCACAATACGAAAAGCAAGGGATGCTCGTGAAGATTCTGTCAAAGCTAATGTTATCAAATTTGATGATAAAGTTAACATCGACAATTATCAGTTTCAGGCTACTAAGTATAAAAGAGGGACTAAGAAGTCTGGGCTTAAGCAATTTGATTCGTTTGAAGTCAAAGTTATTTCACCAAATGGTGACGTTATAAATACCTATAGACGCAAAGCTGTATCTGAAGAATCAGCAATAGGATTTGCGATGACAAAAACAAGAGAAGATGCGTTCGGGAAAAACAAGAAACAAATCATCACTCAAGTTCGCAATGGTAAGTTCTTAAGACAAGCCGCTGCCGACGCAAACATCACCTTAGACATCAAGGAGATAAAAGAAGGCAACGGACACCCTGACCATGTCGAGGTGACTTTCCTGGATGCTTCTCAGAAAGAAATCAACTTAAGGAATCTCCCAGATAACATCCAAAGGGAAACAGAACTATATCTAAAATCTCGTGGAGGTAAAGTCAAAGCGGTTAACCCACAAGACGAAGTCCCTATTGGGCGTGTTGTTGATAAAGACGGCAACCCAATGGACCCGGCAACGAGTGACCCTGAAGCTTATGAAGATGCACTAACAGACGTAATTAAACGTGCGCTTAAAGATGCAGGGCCAGGGGGAGGCGTTGATGCAATCAAAGGAGTCATACGGACTATTTCCGAAGAGAAAGACTTCATAACAATTGCAAGGGCCCTCGCTGGGGAACAGATAGAGTTCCTTAGTAAGGAAGCTAAGATTCCTAAAACATCAGCGGATGAGTTACTTAATCCCAAGCAAAGTGTAGAGAGAATCAACGCGGAGCTTAGTGATGCCTTTGGGGTAAATCCCCACAATGTGCAGAAGATGGTCAAAGAGCTTGAGGCTAAAGGAGAAAAGCTTGAAGGAGTCTTTGATGAGATTCTTAAGGACCAACTTGCAATCAAGATGCTTAACAACATCATTGGGGAGAATGTCCACAACTTAGCTAAGGAGGCCAGCGATCTCCTAAAGAAAACTCAGAAGAACGCAGACCCGGAGCTCTTAGATATGTATGATGCTAAGTATGCTCAAGTGCTCCAGCAGATGGAGTTAATGGTCAGCACTCAGCGTCTATGGGGACTCTATGGTCGATACCCTTCTTTGGCACTGCTTCAGCGTAAGTTTGTTTATGGAGATGTTAAGTCTAAGCGGTTTGATAGCTCACTACAACAACTACAAGAGCAAAGCATGGAGGCGATCCAGGCATACAAAAGTGACCGACGAGGCAGCATGGGCCAACAAAAGCTACTACAACTAATTCTTACAGCACGCACTGCTGATGGAATCGAAGCGGGACTCAACAAGATTGCTAAGCAGTCTATGGGTAAACGTATGTTTGATGTTGTTCGTGAGTATTGGATCAACTCGTTGCTCTCTGGTATCTCTACCTTTAACATCAACATGATTGGCTCAGCGATCACCTATGGCCTTCGGACCTTAGAAAGGGCAGGAGGTGCCGCATTAACTGGAGACTTTGAGCTTGCTAGGGCAACCCTTCGCTACGCCTTTGACACTCACGCGATCATGGATTCATTTGACCTTGCTGTGCGGGCTGCGAAGTCTGGGGAAGCAATCAGTATTCCAAACTCAAGGCAGTTCGATGATGCTAAAGATAGCATGAACGCAATTCAATCAGACCGTGAAGGTGCCTTTGGGTCTGCTATAAACACCATCGGAACTATCGTAAGGCTCCCTTCACGGGGACTCCTAACGGGTGACGAATTGTTCAAGGCGATGTCTTACCGAAGCTATGTGATGACCGAGCTAGCCCTTAAAGGGAAAGCAAAGGGCCTGACCGGAAAACAACTTGGTGAGTATGTCCACAAAGGGGTCAACGCTCACATTACCGAGACCGGGCGTGTCTTTAACGAAAAGAACCTGGTGATGACTGCTAAGGAATTAGCCGATAAGAAAAACCTCAGGTTCTCAGAAAGGGAGACTTTTGTTACTAACTACATCAAAAAACAGAAAGAAGAGAAACGCTTCATGACTGATGATGGAGTAGAAGTTGACTATGGAAACCGAGGAGCCCTGTCGGCCCGCGCTGAGCAAGGCGCAAAGATTAACACGCACACCCAAGATTCAGAAAACAGCATTGTTAAGGGGCTCTCGAATATCATTGTGCAGAACCCTTGGATGACCGCTATCGTTCCGTTTGTAAGAACACCCACCAACATCCTTTCGTTTGGTGTTGAGCGCTCTCCGTTTGGGCTTCCTATGCACTTTACTCGGATGATGAGCTCTAAGTATAGAGAAGGACTAGCTAAAGGAACTCGCACAGAACGCGCAGAGATCCGAGGAAAGATGGCTATGTCCGTGGCAACAACCGCGTCATTGATCTATGTGCTTGCTAGTCAGGACTCCTCAAAGATGATTAGTGGTTATGGTCCTCGTGAAAAGAATGCACGGAAGGCTTGGGAGCTAGACAACCAACCTTACTCAATCAAAATAGGGGACAGGATTCACAGCTACCAGCGCTTAGACCCAATGGCGACTATGCTAGGGATTGTTGCCGACATTAACGAAGGACTCGAATACAACGAGTTTGACGATAAAGATATGGGAACAATCTTTGGAGTGTTGGCCCTTGCGTTCTCAAACAACATTACCAACAAGTCTTATGTCCAAGGAATTGATAACCTGTTCAAGGTGCTTAAAGATCCGGTAAATAACACTGAAAGGTTTATTGGTAGCATCGCAGGTGGGTTTGTTCCTAACTTTGCAAACCAAACCATGAACGTCCAGGAAGACAGGCCCCTACGGGAGGTCAGAGGGATCATGGATTACATGATTAAACGAACACCAGGACTAGAAGGTAAGCTTCCGCCTCGGTATAACTTCTTAGGGGACGTTGAGACCCTTGAGTCTTCAGGAGGAGTTAAAGGACTGGTTGATCCAATTTACTCAAAAGATGCCGCAAAGAATATCGTAGACTACGAGCTAGGTAATCTCGGCGTTGGATTCGGGAAACCAGCAACCAAACTAAGGCAAGGCTTTGAGGATTTAGAAATGAGGGACTACTACAACCCAGACACGGGCCAACAAGCGTATGCGAGGCTAATGGAACTTGTAGGGACTAAGAAACTTGGAGGGAAAACTCTGCGAGATCGTCTTGCGATGATGTTCAAGGACAAACGATACCAGGCGATGCCCGATGCAGACCCAAGGGACCCAACGGCATCGGCAAGCCCGAAAGCAAAAGCAATCAGAAGGTTACTCAGCGCCTACAATGCAGCGGCTAAAAAACAAGTCCTGGAAGAAAACCCAGAGCTATACCAGCGCTACGTTGACTCTTACAAAGCCCAGTAACATGAACTCATCATACATGCCATCATTCATTGGATTCACAGGACTCCTTGGGACCCTTACCCTCGAGAGTGTTAACGATGTTGTTGCTATTGGTGTAGGCCTAGCAACCCTGACTTACCTTGCTATCAAAATCATTAAGGAACTTAAATAATATGGATAAATCAGATAAACTATACGAACTCCAGGACCTCCTCATCGACGAGTTCTTGATGCGCGTTAAGTCAGGGGAGGCAACAACCGCAGACCTATCGACGGTCAGGCAGTTTCTCAAAGATAACAACGTGAGTGCGGTTGCCACCGATAGCTCCCCACTACACGAACTGGTAAACGCACTGCCATTCCATGATGATAATGTAGACCGAATCGTAGACATGACGTCCAATGGCTAGAAATTACAAGAACGAATACAACACCTACCACGCTAAGCCGACCCAGAAGAAACGCAGGGCCGGACGCAACGCGGCACGAAGGTTGATGATTAAAAAGGTAGGCAGGAAGACTTTGGAGGGGAAGGACGTTGATCATAAAGACAGGAACCCCAACAACAACACACGAGCAAACCTAAGGATTCAATCAAAAAGGAGAAATCGCTCAAGAAATGGCTGACATAAAACAAACAGCATCACAGCTTAAAGACTTCCGTAACTTCCTTTATCTTGTCTGGAAGCAACTAAACTTACCTGCCCCCACAACTATTCAATATGAGATCGCGGATTACATGCAGCACGGAGACAAGCGAGCAGTTATTCAAGGCTTTCGAGGCGTTGGAAAAAGCTGGATCTGCTCTGCTTACGTTGTCCACCAGTTGCTCCTCGACCCCTCAAAGAATATACTTGTTGTCTCTGCTTCAAAAACTCGAGCAGATGACTTCTCAACTTTTACTCTTAGGCTTATCCATGAGATGCCCCTACTTAAGCACCTCATTCCCCAAGACAAACAACGATTCAGTAAGATCTCATTCGACGTCGGCCCAGCCCCAGCGGCCCACGCGCCGTCCGTCAAGTCCCTGGGTATCACATCTCAACTGACCGGGTCTCGTGCAGACATCATTGTAGCTGACGATGTCGAGGTCCCAAACAACTCGGCGACCCAAATGATGCGAGACAAGCTCGGAGAACAAGTCAAAGAGTTCGATGCGATCCTTAAACCCAACGATGACTCAAAGATAATCTTTCTAGGAACACCACAATGCGAAGACACAATATACCGTCAGCTAACCGAGCGGGGCTACCAGACACGCATCTGGCCTGCTCAGTATGTCACCCCGGACCAAAGCGCTAAGCGTTACGATGGGCACATCGCTGATTGTTGTGTTGATATAGAACAAAAAGGAAGGTCCACAGAGCCACTACGGTTCTCTGACGTAGACCTTGCCGAACGTAAAGTATCCTACGGCTCTGCCGGGTATGCTCTTCAATTTATGCTGGACTCAAACCTTAGTGACGTCGAAAAGTATCCGCTGAAGCTTGCGGACCTTATCGTGATGTCCCTTGACAACGAACTGGCCCCAGAACGCCTAGTGTGGGCTCGGGACCCAGAGCTCGAGTGGGACGGATCAATACCTAACGTAGGGATGACCGGAGACAGATTCTATCGACCGATGAAGGTGCTTGGCGAACACGTTAAGTATACCGGGAGCGTCATGTCAATCGACCCGTCAGGACGAGGCAAGGACGAGACAGGCTACGCAGTCGTGAAGATGCTTAACGGATTCCTTTATGTCACAGCGGCTGGAGGGGTCCAAGGGGGATACTCTGAGGAAACCCTTAAGTTCCTTTCGATGACCGCCAAAGAACACAAGGTTAATGAGATCGTCGTAGAGAGTAACTTCGGGGATGGTATGTTTGTTGAACTACTAAAACCAATACTTCGCAAGGTCCATCCGTGCACCATTGAGGAAGTGAGGCACAGCACACAAAAGGAACGAAGGATCATCGATACCCTCGAGCCAGTGATGACAGGCCATAAGCTTGTGATTGACCCGAAGGTCATCCAGAACGACTACGAGACGACTCAGAGCTACCCTAAGGACCACTCACTGAAATACCAGTTGATCTACCAGATGACTCGTATAACTCGTGACAGGGGCGCTGTGACGCATGACGACCGCTTAGACGCGCTTTCGATGGCGGTTGGCTACTGGGCCGCCCAAATGGCCCAAGACGCGTCAGAACGCATCCTAGAGCGAAAGGAGGACGATCTTAAAATGGAGCTAGAAAAGTATGCAGAGGCATATTATAAAACACGAAAAGGAAGTGAAAACATACTCACTTGGTAGTAGTTGTAAATGATTCATTATAAATGTCTTATATCAATGATCGTATAGGGAGAATAAAAAGCCTATTGACAAGGGTTATTTTCTCTCTATAAGTACTCTTAGAGATGACTAAGAGACCACTATATTCTTTAATTTTATTCATTTACAACTATATCTCTTAGATATCTTAAAGATACTTTAAGTAACTCTAAGTATCTCTAAGCATGCCTGACGACCCTCTCGACTCACTCAAAGCCACCCTAGGCGAACATTACGAGAACTATGTGGTTGTTGTGGCTGACACTCGGCACCAGTGCAGAGTCATCTATGACAATTCTTTTGCAGCCAAAGGCCTGCTCAATGTCGGATTAAATATTGTTGACGAATCTTTTAATTCCTATATAGATGGCATCGAGATTGACTTCGGGCCACCCTCATCGTCTGACGAAGAGAAGCCCTGAGTTAACCTTATGCTCTATATTTGCATTGTGTTGTTCATTAGGCAGGGCTCTTAGTAATCGCTAGGGGCCCTGTTCTATTTTTCACAAAAAAGTCTGAGGGGTTGATATATACGGAGAGTGTGTCGCATCACCCCATAGGGCCTCGTCGCAGGCTCAGCGAGTCTCAGCGCAAACTTGACGACGTCTTCACGCCAGGAGGTCGGGCTCGAAGGAGCGCAAAGATGACAAGGGGGGCCTGGGGGTATCGAAGGGAAGCAACAAGCGATCGATTGGCCAGCGCTGAGCCGGTCGCGCGGGTGCGTGTGAGTGTGTGTGGGTGTTTTTACGTTTTGAAAAGCTCAGCGATTCCTTAGAGATTCCTCAGCGATTCCTCTCCGACTCCTTCGCACGCACATCAAGACTCGCCAAGCTTCACCAAGCCTACTCAAAACAACCTTGAGAAAGTTTAAAGTTTTTCTTGCAAGAATTAAATAGAACTGCTAGTAATCTCTTCACTGGCCCAATTATTGAGCTAGCTAACAAGATAAAAAGAACCAATGAACTACAAGACATTAAAAGAACTCGTCGCTATCTTTAACAGCCTTCCGGGCTTTGAGAATTATGGATACGCAAACGAAGCCGTCACTGATTACAAGCGTGATGAAGATGGGAAGATTAAAGAGATTATCTTTCCTTGTGGATGGTTAAAGAGAACCACAGCTAACTCACAGTCTTTGGTCATCTCGCGTGACATTCACAAGCGCAAGACTTGGGTGCTTGGTTATGATTCCAATATTGTGGGTGTTTTTATCGTGGAGTAAACAACCAATAACAAGATAAAAGAACCAATGAACGAAAAAGAATACTTAGCGGAACAAGTCGGTCTCCTTTGGATGCTGACCGGGGGAGAGATTGAAGGGGCGGAGATCTACTCCAAGTTGACAGACATTCCCTCGAGGTTTTTTGATAGCATCAAAATAATCCCAGAAAGTAAGTAAACAACAACAAGAACAAAAGAACCAATGAACAAGAACAAAAGAACAAAGCAAACAATCCGTGAGATCATCACGGTTCTCGAAGAACAACGGAGCACGCTCGCAGACATACAAGCAGCACTCTTGCGGGCCAGTCATGAAGATGTCATGACCGATATCATTGCACGGACTGAGACGCTTGATTTCAAGCTAATCGAGAAGCGCAACGGAAGGAGGGCATTCAAATGAAGCGCACATTCTCAATGTTTTGGGCGATCACGGTGAGTCTCACTGCTGCGATGTGGGTGGTTATCATTAAACTGATGCTTAAGAAATGAAAAAGCAAAGTTTAACGAAGGTCAGTGATAGTAGTATCCGCAAGAACCTCCGAACATGGCGAGACAGAGCAACAGCACAAGACGCACGCCAAGGTGGCGAATGGTATGATGACGCTAACTCCCACGCTCAATTGATCGCGCAAGAAGTTGGTTGTGATGTCTGGACGGCGTCCGCAGTGATTAGCGCATTGAGCCCAATGAACGATTGGGAACGCAACAAGCTTGATGCATTGAACTTAGCGCTGGTCCATCATGATGGTGGCAAGCCTAGTGACGTGAGGGTCTGCACATTCAACAACAACAAAACCAAAGCTTGGGACCTTCTCGAGGGTAACTCAAGGGCCCTCGATGGTGGCTCCCCAAAAACTTGGGCCTTCGCCAAGAGCATAGAGCTCACAAGAATGGCTCGTTGTGTTGTGATTGATCGTTGGCACATGCGAGCGTGTTTGACGAGCTCAACGAAGCGCAAGGCGATTGTGGAAGGATTAACTAAACCACAATACAACCGCGTTGAGAGGTTAACCATCAGCGAAGCAGACAAGCTCAACGAAGCTCCGTCAGTCTATCAAGCGACGCTATGGGTCACCATAAAGCGCCATTGGGAAAACGGTTGATTCCAAGAGCTCCTTGCAAGCGCAAGGGGCTCCATGGAGTTAATGAGCTCCGATCAAACTAAACTAAAAAGAACAAATGAAAGAAAAAGGACTGTTAATGATTGCCGCCGACGCAATCCAATCGTGGCCAAAGCGACGCAAGAAAGCACTCGCAGCTTATCACTCTGTCGATGAGTTTGAATGCCGTGATACTTGGGCCCTTCCAGACAATGGAGGGTGACCAGCTTTTGAAATGTTTCGTGCTGGATGCACGGACGAAGAGAGGGAACAAGTAGACAAGTGCATGCGGCTTTACTGGGAATCAGAAGTGACATCAAAAGACGTTCGCACGGTCTTGGAATGTATGCCGTTGCTTTTTAATCTGCAAATCCAGCAGAACTTCCGAAAGCTTGAGGATCTAATTCCAGACTATGCGGGGCATATTGACAACCAATGGCACGCCAGCAGGTTTGCAAACCGACTTCGCAAGATTGCGGAAGGCGCTGGTCCTACGGATTTAAAAGGCGAATCACCAGAACAATGGTTCGCTCGCAAAATCTTTGACAAAGAAGGAAGCAACTAACAACAACAACTATGGACAAAAGAAAAAAGAACAAAGATGAAATTGAATTCGACAAAGAAAACCTTGCACGACTTGAGAAGCTTGAAGGGCAAAATGCGCTCAAGTTGATTGAGGAATTCGCTGAACAGATGAGCTGGGGAACAGACATCACTCACGTTTCGTGCGGGATTGTTCTCAAGCTCATGGAGGGCATTCCGTGTCAGCTTAAAGATGCTCGAAAGCGCATAAAACAACCTTACGTTGCAGATCAATGGGAGGAAGATTGCACTTCATGTTCTCACTATTCAAAGGAGGAAACAGCATGAACAAACTATTCACTCTCTATGAGTCAAACCGTGCCACCTTTTCGAGGATAGCTGATGCAAAGAGATTCATTGAAAACTTTAACTCTCTTTCGTATGAGCTCGAGCCCTTCGAGACTAAAAGGCCTAGCTTGAAATATAGAAGCAGGCAAGAAAGTAGTCGGTATTGGATACAAGCAACGAGACATTTCGAGCACAAAGATTGCACTTGCTTTGTTGCTAAATAACTGACAACAACAACAACCAAAAACAAGCGCTTAGGGTTTTCTCTAAGCGCTTTTTTGTGCCCTCACTGATCGACTAGATTTCTCAGCCAGGCCGGATGATAGTAGAGTTTGCCCCGGCGATTACGACTTAGAGCCGAACACAATGAGTGCCAGAAGCACTAAGTAATAAAACACTAAGCAAATGGTTGTAGTTGTAGTAAAGAAGTCTTTATTTTTCATAGTGTCTTTAAGTGTCTTTAAGTGTCTTATAGATTCCTTAAGATGTAGTTGTCTTTTGTTTTTACCACTAAGGACCATTGCTTAGTGATTGCTTAGCGATCTCTTAGAGATACTTTAAGAGCGTGCACCGGGGGTGCGTCAAGAATAAAATTGACAATATGTGTGTTTTTACCTAAAAAGTAGGCGTAATGAGCATAAAGTTAATAAAGAACAAGGAAGCAGAAGAAATAAGACGCCAACTAGTCGAGGATGAGTGTGCCATGCTTGCCAAGCGCATCAAGCGACTAAAAGACCGCCAAGAATTCATGAAGAAAGCCCTAGAATTGTATGCAGAACGAGCAGGAAAAGGATGTCATTAAAGAACTTACTCAGTCGGACCTCAACCAAGACATGGTTGACCTCGGCGTTGGTCGGTATCGCGCTCGCATCGAGTCTGCTAAGAAGCGGGAGGCAGAAAGCGAGACGAAATACGGGCAAAGGTTGATCCGGGGAGGGCTCCCGACTTACTCAAAGGCCATCAAAGATATGGTTGATGGTTGGGACAACAGGAACAGTGCGCTCTGGCAGGTAGGCCTCCGAGAGATGAAGCCATCAGTGATTGGTTTTATTGTAATTAAGGCTGTCCTGGATTGCATTACCCTCAAGAAGAACATGGCAGCAGTGAGTCACTTTGTTGGCTCACGAGTTGAGGACCAGCACCGCTGTGACTTCCTTGTGAAGAACAACGAGGCCAAGGGAGAGGGAATTGTTTTGGGCGCACAGCGCCGCCGTGGGGGACTCCTTAACCAGCGCAGGCACATCAAGAGCTCGATGCGTAACGAGGCCGACAAGGGCCTGATGCCAAGCTACACGGACTGGCGCAGGCGCGACAAGCTTAGTTGTGGTTTGACCTTGGTTGAGCTACTTAGGCACGTCACCGGGATCATTGAGTATGTTTACATCCTGGAGAAGGCAGGTAAGAAGCCGACTCGCTACGTGACGGCCTCGAAGGGCACCCTGGACTGGATCGAGAACTACAACGACGACAAAGAGCTTTTCGAGCCGTTCTGGTTGCCCACCGCTGACGCACCGTTGCCTTGGGGCTCGATCTGGGAGGGAGGCTACGACACGGTAGGCACGGCCCTGCCCAAGCTTCCGTTCATCAAGACGTCCAACATGGACTTCCTGAGGACAATTGAGAACGACAAGCTCGAGGTGCCCATGGAGGCCTGTAACCTTATCCAAGGGACGCCGTGGGTAATCAATCCGAGTGTGTTACGTGTTGCCAAGTGGGCTTGGCAGAACAACGTAGAGGTGGGTGCCCTGCCAAGTAAGGAGGACGAACAACTACCAGACATACCGAATGACTTTCACGACAACGAGGAGAGTAACCGTAAGTGGCGACAGATGGCCGCCGGGATCTACTCACGCAACGCCAGCACTAAGTCGAAGCGCCTACTGACCAGTAAAATTATCTTCACAGCCGAGAAGCTCAGTGCCTCTCGGTTTTTCTATCCGAGTCACTGTGACTTCCGAGGGCGTGTGTATAACATTGCGTCGTCGCTGAGTGTCATGGGGAACGACCTGTGCCGGGGGCTCCTACAGTTTGCCCGGACAGAACGACTGGCCAACGACAACGACGCTAAGTGGCTCGCAGTTGCCGGGGCGAACGCGTGGGGCAACGACAAGGTCACCTTGGACGAGCGGTGGAAGTGGTCAGAAGACTTCACCAACGACGCCATCAAGATCGCCAAGGACCCTGAGCGTGAGTTGTTGTGGACAGAGGCAGACAAGCCATGGTCTTTCCTTGCCTGGGCGAACGAATGGGCAGCCTACAAGCTCAATGGTAAGATCAACAGTGCGCTCCCGGTGAACATGGACGCGTCCAACAATGGCCTACAGATTCTTTCTATGCTGACGCGTGATCCGTATGGGATGGAAGCGACAAATGTTCTACCGACAACCACACCTCAGGACATCTATGGGGTTGTTGCGGCTAATGCCGTCCAGACCTTGAAGGCCCAGGCCGCTACCGGGGATGAACTGGCGCGTGCTTGGGTGGGCTTTGGGATAGATCGGGTTAGCTGCAAGAGGCCCGTAATGTGCTATTCGTATGGGCTCACTCCGTATTCTAATCGTGCATACATCAACGAATGGTATGACGAACAGATCCACGGAAAGAAACGAGAAAAACCGTTCAGTGACGACAAGCGATACTACGCAATCCACATGCTTGCTGAGCACGTCTGGCGGGGCATTGAGTCGGTCCTTAAGAAGCCAAAGGAGTGCATGGACTGGTTCCAAGCGTGCACCCGGCTGATTGCCAATGAGAATCGTGCGTTGTCGTGGGTATCACCTACCGGGTTCCCTGTGCACCAAGAATACTACAAGGTCCACAACCAACAAGTAAACACATACATCAGTGGGAAGGCAACGTGCGTAAAGTTTCGCGAGGACGACGATGAGGTCATCAGTCGAAGGAGAATGGTTAATGGTGCATCACCTAACGTCGTGCATAGCCTCGATGCGGCAGCCCTCCACGAGACTGTTGTGCGTGCCAACAAGAACCATGGGATCTATGACTTTTCGTTCATCCATGACAGCTATGGGACCCACTCAAACAAGTGTGATGAACTTTCTTCGACATTGCGTGAAGTTTTTGTTGACTTCTTTTCGCGTGATCTATTGAATGAATGGCGCACGCAGTTAACGGAACAACATCCAGACTTAGATTTCCCGGTGCCACCAGAGTTTGGTGACGCTGAGATAAACAAGATAAAGGAGTCAACATACTTCTTTAGCTAACCAAAAACAACAAAGACAAAAAAGAACAATGAGTAAAGTAATTGTAACACCAGTAGGGAAGGCCGTATATCCACACCTTCAAAACCCTGACACTCGCTTCAATGATAACGGAGTATACCAGTGTCGCTTGCATGTTGACGAGGCTGGCTTTAACGAGTTTAGCGCCCAGATTAATGAGCTTTATGAAAAGGCTTATAAGGCTGAGTGTGCTACCAAAGACGGTAAGGTCAAAAAGGCAACATCAAACCCGCTCAGAGTCACCGACGAGGGAAGCTTTGAGATCTACGCCAAGCAGGACGCAATGAAGCAGACGAAGACGAAAGGCCTTCTTCAGTTTCGAGTGGCTGCTTACAACGCCAAAGGGACCAAGATCCAAATGCCTGCTGTTGGTTCTGGTTCTGAATTGAAGATGGCAGTCGAGCCACACTTCTGGAATGTCTCGAGTCAAGGCTTTGGGATGACTCTGCGCTTGCGTAGTGTTCAAATCATTGACCTGAAGGAGTTCTCCGCCGACGACAAACCATTCTCTTCTGTTGATGGTTTCTCAGGAGGAGAGGCTTTTACCAACGAGCTAACTAATGATGAGACGCCGAAGGTATCACAAGAGGCCGACGACGACGCCTTTTCGTTCTAAACTCGAGGAACGTGTAGCCCTGGCCCTCAAGGGGGCTGGGGTTGATTACACCTACGAGAGTCAGAAGCTAAAGTTTACGAGGCTCTGCACCTATACGCCTGACTTCATACTGCCTAGTGGTATAATGTTGGAAGTTAAAGGTTACTTTGAGCCCTCGGATAGATCCAAGCACCTATTGGTTCGCGAGCAGCATCCGCACGTTGACCTTCGTTTTGTGTTCCAGAACGCAAACCTAAGGCTCAACTCAAAGAGCTCGACGACTTATGGTGGCTGGTGTGATAAGCATGGATTCTTGTGGTGTGCACAAGCAATACCGAAAGAATGGCTGAACCTACCGCCTTGTTGAATCATCAACCCTGCCCTGATTGTGGGAGCAGCGACGCATTAACAATAAACGAAGACAACTCCACTAAGTGCTTTTCTTGTGGGGTTTTTAAACGGGGAGACTCTGAACAACCTCCCATGATAGTAATGGACAACACAAATAAAACTACGCCCTTCATTGAAGGTGACTACCAAGCCCTCGAATCCCGAGGCATCGACGAAGCTACCTGTCGTAAATACAGGTATCAAGTTGGTAACCACAATGGCAACAAATGCCATATTGCAAACTACTACGACATCGACGGGCAGAAGATTGCCCAGAAGTATCGCTACGCCAGTAAAGAGTTCCGGTGCTCAGGGAAGCCTGACCACTTCTTCGGGCAGAACATCTGGGCTAACCCAACGCCTGGCTTTAAGGTTGTTGTAACTGAAGGAGAAATAGACGCCATGTCAGTCGCTGTGGCCACTGGGGGTAAATACCCTGTTGTTTCACTTGGCGCTGGCTCACAGTCGGCTAAGGCGATGTTCAAGCGACACCTTGAGTGGCTCTCGGGCTTCAAGGAGGTGGTCCTGATGTTCGACATGGACGAGCAAGGCCGCAAGGCAGTCGAGGAGGTGGCCCACCTGTTGCCTGCTGGTAAGTGTAAGGTCGCTCACCTGCCTATGAAGGACGCTAACGATTGCTTAGTGAACCGGAACAAGGCAGCAATCATCGATGGGATCTTTGACGCGAAGCTTTGGAGGCCTGATGACATCCTGGCAGGCGCTGACATCTACGACAAGATCGCTGAGCACCAAGAGGTGGAGGCCCTTGAGTATCCCTTTGAGGGACTTAACAAGATAACGCATGGCCTTAGGCACTCTGAGATCGTTACGTTGTGTGCTGGTAGTGGTATTGGTAAAAGCCAAGTTTGCCGGATCATCACGCACCACCTCATGAAGACAACTGACAAGCGCATTGGCTACATTGCCCTTGAGGAGTCAGTCGAGCGCACAGCATTGTCTTTGGTTGGACTGGAGATGGGCAAGTGTTTGCACCTCGAGCCGTTTGAGCGTGACGATGAGTTCAACGAGGCCTTCAAGGCAACCGTAGGTAATGGTCGTTTTTACGTTTACGATCACTTTGGTAGTTTGGCGTCGGACAGTTTGCTTAATCGGATTCGCTTCATGATTAAAACGTATGACGTTGACTTTGTGGTGCTTGATCATATCAGCATTGTTGTCAGTGGTATTGGTAATGGTGATGAGCGTAGGCTTATCGACAACACAATGACCGCACTTCGCTCGCTGGTTGAGGAAACCAAGGTTGCCATGTTACTTGTGAGTCACCTTAAGCGTCCTGAAGGCCGAGGCCATGAAGACGGAAGGGCAGTCAGTCTGTCCGACCTTAGGGGCTCCCAAGCAATAGCTCAACTCTCAGACATGGTTTTGGGACTGGAAAGGTCTCAGCAAGCCGAAGAGGTTGAGGATCGCAACAAGACAACCGTGCGCGTCCTGAAGAACCGCTTCAGTGGTGAGACTGGTGTTGCTTGCACCCTGACCTACGACAACGAGACGGGCAACCTCTCTGAGTCACACCTTATTGAAACCTCCAACCCATTTTAACGGATGAACACTGCTGTATTTGACATAGAAACAAACGCTATCAAGGAGTGGAAGACTCTGGGTGGGCTCGAGGTCGTTCATTGTATTGTCATCATGGACAACGAAGGGACTCACCGTTACCGGAACAACTCGGAGATGGACACGATCCCGGAGGCCCTTGAGAGGCTCGCTAAGGCTGACTGCTTGGTGGCACATAACGGCATTGGGTTTGATTTACCTGCACTCAAGAAGCTGTATGGTTTCACCCATGACTGTGTGATCGACACGATGGTCCTTGCTAGGCTCAACCACCCTGACCGAAAGAAGGAAGACTGGACCGAGGCGAAACTCCCAACCTTCCTACGGGGCTCGCACTCGTTGAAGTCTTGGGGCATGCGCCTTGGCGTCCACAAGGACGAACATGGTGCCACCGAGTCTTGGGAGAATTGGAGTGAAGCGATGGAGGACTACTGTGTCCAAGATGTAGTTGTGAATGAAGCTCTGCTCACCTATCTCATGCAAGACAGAACACCCACTGACCAAGACCTTGTGCTTGAGATGGACTTTGCGACGGCTATTCGCCAGCAAGAGTGGAATGGCTTTCCGTTTGACCTTGATGCGGCTGACCAACTCCTACAGAAGCTTATTGTTCGGAGAGCCACCCTCGAGGAGGATCTACAACAACTATTCCCTCCGAAGGTCATTGCCACTAAGCGTCCTTGGTGGGTCACCGATGACATGAAGCAATGGGAAACCAAGAAGGAAGCCCTTGCCGCTGGCTACAAGGCCGCTGAGATTGACAAGGGAGCGATGAGGACCAAG